AATACATCCGCTACTTAGGTGAATATGCCCCGGCCAGCTTTGAGCGTTATGTAGAACTCACCCAGATTGCCGGACAGACAAAAATCCCACGTGCTCGACTCATGCTGGAAGAATTGCATGCCAACAACGATCAGATGATTGAGATTCTCAATGGTTGCTTTGCTTCTGCCACTGACGAAAACGAACAGGGCATTGCCAACTTCATAGCTGAACGACTCAGCGCCCACGGCAAGTATCGTTGGCAACTGCTGAGTTATCTAAAAACGGAACGAGCATGAGCAATGACATAAAACAAATGCTGGAACGTCTGGCCACCGTGGAGGGTAGATTGACCCCTACTGGGGTCAAACACGGCCTAAATTCTCAGCAACGTGAAGTTCCGCAACTGCCAGCATTGTTCAAGCCCAAGCACATACGTGCCTTGGGCAGCCGGACAGATCCTGCGCATCCCATGGATGGATACATGGTAGGCGATAGTACAGAGCCACGTGGCACCGCACTGGAGGAAGCCATAGCCGAAATTGAAGAAGACATGGTCAGCCGGGTCAAAAAAGATCTCACACAATATCTTGACCACTTGGAAAAGAAAGGTCATGTGAGCTCGGAATTGAAAAACAAAGCCAGAGACGCCATCGAGCGTGGTGAAGTTGAAGAAGCTGAGGTAGAAGAAGATCTATCCACAGTAGATAAAGTTCTAGCAGGAGCAAAAGGCTTTGGTAAAGGCTTTGCCAAAGGAATACCAGCTGTGGGTGCCGCGTATCAAGCAAATGATGCTATAAACCGTGCGGCACTAGGTGACACACGTGGTGCAATGATTGCCGCCGCTGGTGCTTATCCTCCACTTAGTTTTCCATCCTTGGCAGTACAGGTGGCCAGAGACAAACACAATACCGGTAGCTTTTTTCCCGACGATGATGAAATTACAAACGCTGCAAAAGGTATTCCGGCGCCGCCGTCACCTGCAGAGTTGCAAGCAGCTGAGTGGTCAAAAAAAGCGGGGATCGATCCCAAGACGTTATTGCCAGTAAAAGAAAATGCACCAGTTAGAACCTACACCATGGAAAATGGCAAGACACTAGAATGCTGGGGCGACGAACAAAACGGATTTGAAATACGGCACGAAGGTCGCAGCTTGCCCACACGATTCCCAAACCTTGAACATGCTGACATTGCAGTTAAAATATTCCAAAAGCGACGCGAAGCCAATCAGAATCAAGACTACTTGGAAGAAAAATAAAATGATCCTAGACAATTTCTTTGAGTCACGCAAAAAATCTATTGCCGAGAATCTCGATCAACCGATACAACTTCTGCCTGGCCTCAATCAAACAATCGACTCCAAGACCGGGCTGACCACACGAAAATACAGCATGGGCCCGACTAATGTCAAGCAAATAACTGATCCCAAGGGTAAAATTCTTTCTACTGATGCTGAGGTCGATTATGGTATAGGAAAATTTGCATTTGGACAAGCTGGTGGTATCACCTCCAAGGCATATACGCCGGCTCCGGGACAAGAAGGAATGTCCGGCAGAGATTTGTATTCTATGGGCAATGCCAACAAAGCAGCCACATATGATCGCGCTACCGCAGCAGTAAATGAAGCACCACGAGCACCCGGATCACCTGCACTGGCAGTACCCAAGGCGCCCCGAGCTCCGGCTGCACCTGCCTTAGAAGAAGACGATCAACCTTTGGACATGGATCTAGTCAAACAGATCTACAGGAATAACAAAGATATCATTGGAGCCAATCCCAATATCATTGAACCCAAAACCATAATAGATCTTCCGGATGGCACACCTTATGAAATACAGCCCGGTGATACCTTGTCCAAAATAGCTAGAAACATTCCAGCAATCAAAGCCGCCGCCGCGGCATCAAATAAAGTTGTGGCAGCAGAGCCCAGCTTTCTAGACAAACTAAAACAGGCTGCATCGGGTATTGCAGCAGGGCAATTTCCGTCTCAAGCTATTCCTGATGCATTTCCATCGTTGAAAAAACCTGCGCCTGTGGCAGCACCTGCTCCGACGGTCAAAGCAGCGCCCGAAAAAGTAAGTCCTGCTGACTCATTGGATTCAGACGAACAGATTGTTGTCAAATCAAAAGTCAAGCCTAACTTGCCGCCGCGTACTCCTAGCCCTCAACCTTTCATGCCAGCAGGCGCAAATCCAGAGCGTCCAAAACCACCGTATGTACCTACTCCTAGACCTACTGGCAAAGAGCCTACACCAACGACCACCCCCACTGGTATTCCTGCTGCGGCAGAAAAAACAGGTCGGATTGTAGATAAAGTAGGAAAAAGCGCCGAGAAAGCAGTTGATTGGATTGGTGATAAAATTGCTACCAGGGCCGAGACCCCCGGATCCAAGTCGCCTTACACACAAAAAAATATTTTAGGAAGCAGTGCGTATGGCAGATATCAATTCATGCCAGACACGTTTAAAGGACTAGTCGCCTTGGCAAAACCCGGAGACGAGTTGTACGGCAAGACCTGGAAAGATTTTAAAAAAGATCCTGCTCTGCAAGATGCGACTATGAAGGTGGCTGATAACTATTATACCGATGTGCTATCTCGCAACAAAATCCCAGCAACTGATAGCAACAAATATCTGTCACATTTCGTTGGTGCAGAAAACGCAGTCAATATGATCAATACCAAGTCTGCGAAAACACCATTGAAGGATCTATATCCTGATTACAAGCTAGAGCATGGAGAAACTATTCCGAACAAGTTTTTTACAAAGAATAATTTTTCCACTGATATGACCGTGGGCGATCTGCGTAAGTGGGCGGATGCCAGGATAGCAGCACCGCCAGCAAAGAAAAAGACCAAAGAAAGCGCAGTGGCCGAAACTGTCCAGACCGTCAAGGTCATGTTGGAGACTGCTACCACACGTGATGATGTGCGCCGTATCAAGGACTACATCGATCGCCAATACACACGCCACGGACTGTCTGATTCAGTATCATTTGCTCAACGCAATCATCTAGTTGAACGAGTGATTGAGATCACTGCCAAACGCCTACTGCTGGTATAACGAACACACCTTAGGACCGGTACTCTGTTACCGAAAGTGTGGGGCGGCTGCTGCCCGGGAATGAACGATTCGCTACCTAGTAATTCCCAAAGTGAGCACATTTCTATTGACTTCTCCAGTAATATCAATTATACTTGCATTTTACTAGGAGACACTATGTCAGATAAATCTTTCAACGGCGATCAAAAGATCAAACTCACCCAAATCATCAATGAAGGCATGCAGGTCATGCACGAGATTGACACCCTGCAAGGCGGGCTGAATGACACAATCAAGGCCGTGGCCGAAGAACTGGAGATCAAACCTGCTGTGCTGAAAAAAGCTATCAAGATAGCACACAAAGCCGAATTTGGCAAAGCCAAGCAAGATCACGAGTTGCTGGAAACTATTTTGGAAACCGTTGGCAAAACTCTATAAATATTGCTTTCAACAGCAACGAGTCGCTCACGTCACGAGCATGAATCAAGGCTTACCGGCCATAAACGGAGATATATGAGTTACGTTGATGCACTTTATGATCGTGCCCACGATCGAATCCATGTGGTTGAGCGGAAGGATGGACAGAGAGTCTATCAGGAATATCCGGCCAACTATGTGTTCTACTATGACGATCCCCGAGGCAAATTCCGTTCAATCTACGGCACACCAGTGGCAAGATTTTCCTCAAAGAACAACAAAGAGTTCCGCAAAGAAGTGCGTATGCACTCTAGCAAGAACATCTACGAATCGGATATCAATCCCATCTTTCGTTGTTTAGAGGACAACTATAAAGGACAGGACGGTCCTAAACTACACACAGCATTCTTTGACATTGAAGTAGATTTTGACCCCGAACGAGGATTCTCTCCTGTGAGTGATCCATTCAATCCTGTCACGGCAATCAGTGTGTATATGGATTGGTTGGATCAACTTGTGACCTTGGTTGTGCCACCTCGACACATGAGCCTGGAGACTGCACAAGACATTGCAGCAGAGTTTGACAACTGCTTTATGTTTGAAAAAGAAGCAGACATGTTGAACACGTTCTTGGACTTGATCCAGGACGCAGACATCCTTACTGGATGGAACAGTGAGGGCTATGACATTCCTTACACCGTGAATCGCATCAGCAGAGTGTTAAGCAAAGATGACACACGGCGTATGTGTTTGTGGAATCAATTCCCCAAGCAACGCATGTTCGAACGCTTTGGTGCCGAGAACGAAACCTTTGACTTGATAGGCCGTGTGCATATGGACTATATGCAACTGTATCGCAAATACACTTACGAGGAACGTCATAGTTATGCACTAGACGCCATTGGCGAATATGAAGAGATTGGTCGCAAGACTGCTTTTGAAGGCACCTTGGATCAACTTTACAATCAGAACTTCAAGACCTTTATCGATTACAATCGTCAGGACACAATGTTGATAGGCAAGCTGGACAAGAAACTGCGTTTCTTGAGTCTAGCCAACACCCTGGCACATGAGAATACCGTGTTATTGCAGACCACAATGGGTGCAGTGGCAGTGACTGAGCAGGCCATCATCGTGGAAGCTCATGAACGTGGTATGGTAGTTCCCAATCGCAAAGAAAGGCTCTCCAGTGAAGACACGCAAGCCGCAGGTGCCTATGTTGCTTATCCCAAAAAAGGTATCCACGAATGGATTGGCTCCATTGACATCAACTCGCTCTATCCCAGTGCTATTAGGGCCCTCAACATGGGGCAGGAAACCGTTGTTGGCCAACTGCGGCCCATAATGACTGACAGGCTGATCAAAGACAAGATGGCCAAAGGAGACAGCTTTGCTGCCGCCTGGGAAGGATTGTTTGCCAGCCTTGAATACACAGCCGTGATGGAGCAACAACGCGGCACAGAGATCACTATAGATTGGCAGGATGGATCCGAGACCATACACTCCGGTATTGAGATATGGCGGATGATCTTTGACTCGAATCAACCCTGGATCTTGAGTGCCAATGGTACCATCTTCACATATGAGAAAGAGGCGGTGATTCCCGGCTTGCTCAAGCGTTGGTATAGTGAGCGCAAAGACATGCAGAAAAAAGCCCGCGAATACGAAGGCAAGGACGAGGTGCAGTTTGAATACTGGGACAAACGCCAGCTGGTCAAGAAGATTAACTTAAACAGTTTGTATGGTGCTATCTTGAATGCCGGTTGTAGATTCTTTGACAAGCGCATCGGACAATCAACCACCCTGGTAGGTCGCAGCATTGCCAAGCACATGGATGCACATGTAAATGAATGCATCACTGGCGAATACGACCACTCGGGTAAAAGTATCATCTATGGTGATACAGACTCATGCTACTTCTCAGCGTGGCCCATGCTGGAGAAAGAAGTTGCGGAAGGTCGCATGGAATGGTCGGCAGAGACTTGCATCGCATTGTATAACTCCATAGCAGATCAGGTGAATGAATCATTCCCGGGCTTTATGGAACAGGCATTCCACTGTCCAAGAGAGATGGGATCAGTTATCCGTGGTGGTCGAGAGATCGTTGCTAGGACAGGATTGTTCATCACCAAGAAGCGTTATGCTGTGTTGTACATTGACAAAGAGAACAAGCGTGTGGATATAAATGGCAAGCCCGGCAAGGTCAAGGCCATGGGCCTGGACTTGAAACGAAGTGATACACCTGTGATAATTCAGGAATTCTTGAGCGAAATTCTAAATAAGGTACTAACAGGAACACAGAGAGAAGAGATCGTGGCACGCATAAGAGAGTTCAAATACATATTCATGGAAAGACCCGGCTGGGAGAAGGGCAGTCCCAAGCGTGTGAATAACTTGACCAAGTATAGAAAAGAAGAAGAACGACTGGGCAAAGCCAACATGCCCGGACATGTGCGAGCGGCTATGAACTGGAACAATCTACGCAGGATGAACTCGGACAACTATTCAATGCAGATCGTAGATGGCATGAAGACCATTGTGTGCAAGCTCAAATCAAATCCCCTGGGGTGGACCAGTATTGGTTATCCTACGGACGAGATGCATTTGCCGCAGTGGTTCAAGGACTTGCCATTTGATGATGGTGAGATGGAAACCACTGTGGTAGATCAGAAGATCGACAATCTCTTGGGTGTGTTGGGATGGGATCTAAAGTCCAGCACCAACACAGAAAACACATTTACTAGTTTATTTTCTTTTGAATGACGCTCAGCCAAATTGTACAATTTAAAAATCAGATAGACGGCCTACGTGTTGATCCAGTTGGCAGTGAATTCGTACGGCATCTTGAAGATATACTGCATCATGTTAGTAGCAACGAGATACGTACGGAATCAGACATACGCAATGTTGAGCAGGATCTTGATTCAGTGCGACAATCAGTTGATGCATTTAGAAACTCTTTTGCCAATGTGTCACGATCCTTGCAACACATGGTTGAATCACAAGACTCAAGCATGTATGAGCACAGCATGCGAGTGTATCAGGAAGAATTTTCGCAAGATACTGTGGAACATATCCTCAATCGAGGACTACCAATTGACCAAGCAAGCGAAAACATCTTGTTGGCCAGAGTAAAGAGTTATGCCGATTGGAGACTACCTGGTATGATCATCCGCCCTGCCAAACAAGATTATATAGACAGTATGGTAGCATTGGATCCATTGTATCTAGTGGATCATGACATTGGATTGCTTGAGCCGGCAAAGGAAAGATATCTACCTGAATATCAACGTCGCCTGCGTTTATACACCATAAACGATTATGCCAAGAGACCCATATTTAAAAACTTTCCTGAGAATCAGTTTGGATTGATCTTTGCTTACAATTATTTCAACTACAAACCACTGTCGGTGATCAATGACTATCTAGCAGAGATGTATCGGCTGTTACGGCCCGGCGGCATGTTAATTTTCACTTACAACAACTGCGACCTATGGCATTGTGTATCATTTGCTGAGAAGAATTTCATGTGTTATACACCAGGTGTGAAGATATGGAATCTAGCCCACGACAATGGATACACAGTCACCTTTGAACACAATGGGGTGTTGGATGCCAAATGGATAGAGTTGAAGAAACCTGGTGAGATAACCAGTATAAAAGGCGGTCAGTCATTGGCCAAAATAGTTGTGGGTTAGTAAAAAAACCTATATACTATACACAATACAAGGAGATTAGTATGAAAGATTATCTATTAGATTTAGTTGAACACACATTTGACCTGGGCTGTATCAGCTTGGTCAAGATTGTTGGAACAGATACCACTACCAGCATGAGCGGCCTAGCCGAGGACTTGAGTGTGGTAGTACAAGCAGATTTTAAAAATCCTGTGGCCGAGTTTATTGGAACCTTTGGTATGCCCAATCTTGGCAAACTCAAGACCTTGATCAACTTGCAAGAGTACCGCGAAGATGCCACATTGACTATCACCAAGCGAACAACTGGTGAGCCAGATGGTATCAACTTTGAAAACAAAGCAGGAGACTTCCGCAATACCTATCGCTTCATGGCAAGTGAGATCGTGAATGACAAACTCAAGACAGCCAAGTTCAAAGGCGCAACATGGCATGTGGAATTTGAACCCACCAACGCTGCTATCCAGAGACTGAAATGGCAGATGACTGCCAATGCCGAAGAAGCCAACTTCACAGTAAAGATTGAGAACGGAGATCTAAAATTGTTCTTTGGTGATCACTCCACACACGCTGGCAACTTTGTGTTCCATCCCGGTGTAAAAGGCTCACTCAAACGTGCATGGGCTTGGCCTGCTGCACAGGTGCATAGCATCCTGTGTCTCACCGGAGACAAAGTCATGCGTATCAGTGATGATGGTGCAGCACAGATCACCGTGGATTCAGGTATCGCAGTTTATAACTACATCTTGCCAGCACAATCAAAATGATCAAGAATGTTTATGGCAGTGGGCGATATCTAACCACTTTAAACAATGGTGCGACCAACTACATGAACAATTTCAGCGGAGCACAAGGGCTGGGTAACATGCAGTTTAATACCACAACTCAGAGAATCGAAGTGTGGGATGGACATATGTGGCAACCTATGCAGATGACCGATGTCAGTGTGAGTCTCACCCATGATGCTGTGCAGGCTATTGATTGGGCAAATCAAAAGATCAAAGAAGAACATGATATTCAAACATTGGCTGATAAGTATCCTGCCGTGGCTGATCAGTTGGCAGCAGTGCGTGAAGCTGAAGAAAAACTGCGCATGACAGCAGAACTGATTAAAATATGATCCAAGACAATCTCACTGCCAAGCAGAATGACTATGCTGTGTTCTTGCCAGCCATATCTGGTTTCTATGCCACATTCGTGGGCAAGCAACGAGATCCAGTAAATGGACCTTATGTGGATCCTGCCCGTATGCCCACAGGCATACCAGACATGGAACAGCTGAACTGGCTCAACAGCCAAAAAGCATTGTTTCCGTACAAGTGGAGTTTGTACTCTGGTGGGCATGCCAACTTAGACTTGAACAAGCAAGACTGGTCGGAGGACATGGTTCGCAATCGTGAGCCAGGCACATTCATGCTGGGTGACTCTGGTGGATTCCAGATCGCCAAGGGCCTGTGGGAAGGCGACTGGAAGGCCAACTCGGGCTGTGCCAAAGCACAAAAGAAACGTGAGACAATTCTCAATTGGTTAGACAATGTTTCTGATTATTGCATGACCCTTGATATTCCAACCTGGGTCATACACGATAAAAAAGCCAGCAAGGCCTGCCAGATCACCACGCTGCAAGAAGCAGTGGATGCAACCAAGTTCAACAACGAATACTTCATGAAGCATCGCAAAGGTGTTCGTAATGGTGGCACTAAGATTTTAAATGTTTTGCAAGGTGACAATCATACATCAGCCGATGCTTGGTATGAAGAGATGAAACACTTTTGTGACCCGGCTGTGTATCCTGACACACATTTTGATGGGTGGAGCATGGGTGGGCAGAACATGTGCGATGTACATCTTGTGCTCAAACGCCTGGTCACTTTGCGCTATGACAATCTCTTGCAAGAAGGTGTGCATGACTGGATGCACTTCTTGGGCACTAGCAAATTAGAGTGGGCGGTGTTATTGACCGCTATCCAACGTGCAGTAAGAAAGCATGTGAATCCAGCCTTTACCATCAGCTTTGATTGTGCCAGTCCGTTCTTGGCCACTGCTAATGGGCAGGTGTATCACAAGATTGATACCACGCACAACAGCAAGTGGTCTTACAGGATGAGTCCCATAGCCGACGACAAGAAGTACAGCACAGACACACGCCCATACGGGCAGGCTGTGGTAGCAGATGGCTTGGTCAATCACTTTGATGAGAGTCCCATCAGCCAACACTTGACCATGAAGGACATCTGTATCTACAAGCCCGGTGATCTAAACAAGATCGGCAAAGAAGGCAAGACATCGTGGGATTCATTCTCATATGCATTACTGATGGGGCACAATGTTTGGACACACTTGGAGTCGGTGCAACGTGCTAACCGTGAATATGACTCGGGCACCAAATGGCCACGCATGCTGTGGAACGAAAAAGGTGATCATGCTCGATTCCATGACATTGTGGAAGCTATCTTTGCTGCTCCGACCAAACAAGACAGCATGGACATCATCGAGCACTACAACAACTACTGGATGGATGTGGTGGGCACACGAGGCTTCAAAGGCAAAAAGGCCATGAATGCAAGAACCCAATTCAATGCTCTATTTGACATAGTTGAGGTTGACAGTGACCCCGAAGATCAGTTAAACTTACAAGCATTACAACAACTTGAACAGGATCAGGTATGAACCGAGAAGGTCATGAGGATGTTAAGTTCTTTTACGGAACTGAAGTAGAACACACACCAGCATTTGGAATGCCCACATTGTTTGTGGTTGGCGTTCAAGAACAGGAATGGATTGGGCATCACTTGAATGGACGGGGTCATATCTACTTTGGTGCTAATCAAAGTTTCCCCAATCCACATATTAACGATGCCGGTGCCTGGTGTCTGTGGGAGAGCATGATCCGGCCATTCTTAGATAGAGACTATCTATGCACCCTGGATATAGATGTCCGATGCGTGGAAGGCTTGGTAGAATCCAGCCTGATCGAATATCGCAACTTCATTCCCATGATCTCGGTCAAGATGCCTTACATCCGGCAGTTAGGCTACAACGCCACACTCAAACTGGACGACAAGGACTTTGCTGCTACCAACCCCGGCGTTTGGTGCCACAGCATACATGACTTACAAAATTGGGATCACTTTACTGACTGGTCTAAATATACCAAGGACGAGACACTATGAATCAAAGAGAACAAATACTACTAGAACAACGCAAGCGAGTGCGTGATCATGCAGATCGCAAGGTCTGGGTCACATTCCGCAAAGAAGGTATCCATAAATATCCAGCCGCTGCTACAGATCCTGCACTGGCCACTGGAGATGAATATGATGTATCGTTCCTTGCTACTGCTCATCGCCACATCTTTCATTTCAGGGTGTGGATCGATGTGTTCCATAATGACCGAGACATCGAATTCATCCAATTCAAACGCTGGCTCGAGAATCTGTATCGTGATAGCACTCTAAGTCTAGACTACAAAAGTTGCGAAATGATGGCGGATGATCTCTATGATCAGATCGCCGCAAAATATCCGGACCGAGCAATCTGGATCGATGTGTCCGAGGATGGAGAGAACGGCGCATCTATTCAATACAATCTCTCCCAACCTGCTCATTCAATTAAACTCTAATGACACCTATATATATTGGCCCAAGTTGGGCAGCAAGAAGCTTCGACACCTACGATGATACAGATACCGAAATTACAAATATTGCTAAAGAATTAAAGTTAGAGGTGATCAACTTGGCGACACCTGCACACAGCAATCACAAACTGTTGAAAAAATTACAATCACATCTTATCAACAATCCCAATCATAAAAATAGACCCATCATTTGGTTTTATAGTGATCCTATACTTGATGCATGGTGGTACGAAGATTGCCCAATGGAAAATATCATCCAGACCAAAGAATGGAGAAACATCAGAGAATCAGTTAATGTAAAAATTTTACAAGAACTCTCCGAGTTAGACCATCCTATAGCGTTGATAGGATCTCACAGTGATGTATGGAATTGTAATCATCCAAATATTGAAGTAATTCATCCAAGTTGGCAGAAATTTTTAGCTGATACATGTAATATACGTTTAAATCTTGGATGGAGTGCCGACGTGGCTCATAGAATCATTGTCAGCAATCCACACATCAGACCCGACTACGATATAGTAGATGCAGTTTCGGACACATTTGGAAGTTGGCATAAATTGGAGATGTATAATTTATTTCAGAATGTTCATCCAAACATACGAGGAAATAAGTTATTTGCACAAGAAATAAAACATAATTTGTTCAACTGGTTATCAAAATTTAATTAAATTTTTAAGGAAAAAAATGGCAAAAATCACATTCCGTCCCAACCTCCGTGTGACTGAGATCTTCAATGATCTCGAGCAATACGAAGAATTCTGTAAGGATTACGGATATCGATACAACGAGGCAGATCTCTACAACTTCAAGAGCTACGCATGGCAGCAATACACCAAATACACACAAGGCAAGAACGCCAAGAACATGTGGTGGGAAGACGCTCGTAGATTGGCAGGTCATCGCGCATGAGAAAACTCTACTACATGGGGCTGGAAAGTTACGAAGCCCGCTACACACTACAACTGACCGAGTGGAACCGACGTGTGTTCGACCAGCACAATCTCGATGTGGTATATGTGCCCGGACTCACACTAGACAACAGCCAAAAGATCGTGGTAGGACAGGTGCTGGATGCACATGGACGCAGCTACTTTGGTATGAGCCAGTTGATGAACCTGGTTCGACTGATGCAACAAGGAGAAGTCACCGATGAAGATGTTATCTACTTTGAAGACATGTTTCAGCCAGGCATTGAATCGCTGCCGTACATACTCAATCAAGTTCCTGCAAACCTGCGTCCTCGTATTTTTGTTCGCTGTCTTGCTCAGTCTATCGATCCCGATGACTTTGTTCATGTCTGGGGGATGGCTAAGTGGATGGGTCTCTATGAGAAAATGGTGTGTGAAATGGTTCGAGATAGCGGTGGAGCAGTTCTTGCAACTAATGAAGAAATGGTCATGCACATGAGAGTGGCCGGATGGGATGTGCCTATCTACAACATCAGTGGTCTGGCATTTGGCAAGACTGAAGTGTTAGAACGCATTGGCGGTGCTGGCAACGTCCGACCATTCGCAGATCGCCCACGTCGTGTGGGATTCGCAGCACGTTTTGACCAAGAGAAGCAACCGGACTTTTTCATGGACTTGATCGAGATGTACAGCCAACTTACTGACGAACCATGTGAGTTTGCTATCTACTCAGGTGGTGAGTTGCGCAGCAACAACCCAGAGTATGTGGCTCGTGCTCGCAGGATGGAAGCTGAAGGCAAGCTCAAAATCTACGACAACATCAGCAAGAATGAATACTATGCTCACCTTAATTCAACTCGTGTGCTTTTCAATTGTGCTCTTCAGGATTGGGTTTCAAACACCGTCTCAGAAGCGGATACCCTTGGATGTAATGTGCTGTATCCTGCTTATCGGTCTTTCCCCGAGACTTTTGCAAATGATCCCAACAGACTTTATGTAGCTTGGTCAATAGATGATGCCTATCACAAGATGCAGAATCTACTGCGCGAACCGCATCACAACATGGGCTTGATCTCAGACTGGAACACCGGTACCGTGGATCGCATCATCGATATCATCCAAGGACGTGGTGAGCAGTGGAACCGAGCCGGCAACAGATATCGCGACCATGTGGCTCATGAAAAATATCAAGTGGTAAAAGTGCAATGAAGGTAGCAGTCACAGGCGCAGCAGGCTACATTGGTGGCCAAGTCTCACTGGCATTAAAGGATGCAGGGCATGAAGTCCAGGGCATTGATCGTCGCCCTTGCGCACGACATCTTCAAGAAACATTTGATCAGTTTGTGCAGGCGGATATCGACAGCGATCAGGCCAAAACCAAATTGATACAATTCGTGCCCACGGCCATTGTACATTGTGCCGGCACTAGCCTGGTCGGTCCCAGCATAAAGCATCCCAGTGATTATTATCACAACAATGTGGTCAAGACTATCCACATGTTGGATATCGTGATGAGTGCTCTACCTAAAACTAGAATCATCTTCAGTTCTTCGGCAGCGGTGTATGGAGAGCCTGTGATGACTCCGTGCCACGAAGTTGATCCTTGCGAACCTGTAAGTCCGTATGGTGAAAGCAAGCGCATGGTGGAACAGATCCTGGCCAGCTATCACCGAGCCTATGGCCTGGATTATGTGGCATTCCGATATTTCAATGCCTGCGGTGCCGATCCCGAGGGCAGACACGGACAAGAACCCGGTGCCACACACATCATCGCCAGAGTTTTAGAAAGTATTAGAGACAACAAAGAATTTGTGCTGAATGGCATTGACTATCCTACCGAAGATGGAACCTGTGTTCGTGACTATGTGCATGTGGCTGACATCGCCCGAGCACATGTGATGGCATTAGATCCAAAAGTCACAGCAGGCGTATATAATCTTGGATCCAACAACGGAACCAGCAACAGAGAAATCATCGATGCGGCACAACGGATCACCGGTAGTGCTGTCACAGTCCAACTTGGTGAGCCGCGACCAGGAGATCCTCCCATGCTCACTGCCAGTGCTGCCAAATTTGGAATGGTTGCAGGTACCGGGATGCAGTATGAATTAGATGATATGATACAACATGCATGGAACTGGTATGCTAGATAAGATATTGGAATTTGAAAAGGCGTTGGCCACATACACCGGTGCTCCTTATGCGATCATGACTGATTGCTGCACCCATGCCATTGAGATGTGCATGAGGTATGACCGAGTGAGAGGTCTCAAGATGACTCCATTCACTTATCTTAGCATACCAATGACCATGCACAAACTGGGCATTGACTATGTGTATCTGGATGAGGATACACAAACCTGGGCCGGCGAATACAACTTTGCCTACACCCGGATCTGGGATAGTGCTAGACGCTTGGAATCCGGCATGTACAAGCATGGACAGATGCAATGTTTAAGTTTTGGACATACAAAGCCTTTACAGATAGGCCACGGTGGTGCTATACTGCTTGATAACAAGCGAGCGTATGATGTGATGATAAAACAAAGATATGATGGTCGCGACCTAAATATCTCACCCTGGCAGTCACAAAAGACTTTCCAGTTGGGATATCATTATAAACCCGCTGTTGAAGATGCTGTGCGTGGATTGGCATTGCTGGAGCAATATCAAGCCCAAGAACCTGTGTTCGTGCAGTATCCTGATTTGAGAACTATAACCATTAAGGAATAACATGTCAGAAGAATTCGTGCCAGATACATTACTAGCCGGCAGTGACGAAGAGTTTGTGCCTGTAGAAGGTCAAACGTATGTGAAGAAGAAAGCCGGTAGCGCACAGGGTCGGAATCTCAGTACCGCACTGCGTGATCGGATGAAAACAGACGGCAAGAGATTCTGGGCCGGCGACAACATTAGCGAGTATTTGGATGAAACACTAAAGACTCGGCTGATCGACGAAGCCACAGATGCATTTGAACGAGTGTTAGACACTTTGTTGATTGATCGCGAAAATGATCCCAATAGCAAAGGCACAGCACACCGCTTGGCCAAGATGTACTACAACGAGATAATGGCAGGACGATATGAATCACCACCAGACGCAACAGCTTTTCCCAACGACACAACAGACCGCTATGAAGGTATGCTGGTGGTGCGTAGTGAGCTTCGTAGCATGTGCAGTCATCACCATCAACCTGTTGCTGGCGTGGCTTACATCGGGATCATCGCCGCCCAGAAACTTATTGGATTGTCTAAATATACAAGAATAGCACAGTGGTGTGCTCGTCGAGGCACCCTACAAGAAGAACTGTGTAACGACATCGCAAGAGAAATCATGAAAGCCACTGACAGCGACAATGTAGCGGTTTATATACAAGCCGAACATGGTTGCTGCACCAATCGAGGTATTATGGCACATAGCAGTCTTACACAGACCACTGTACTCAAAGGTGCATTCAAGGACGATTCTGGCACAAAAAAAGAGTTCTTTGACAATATTAAACTGCAACAGGAATTCGCACCAAGATGAAACATCACGAAACACTTGACGATGCCCGTGCTGCCGGCGTGGCGCCTTGGGATCAACTGGTAGAAGAACTCAGTGACTTCCATGTTGCTGTGTTTCGAGATCGATATCCGGTGACTCAAGGCCATCTGTTGTTTGTTCCCACCTACAACACATTGACTGTGATCAATGATGCATTCGAAAGTGCATTGAGACATGGAGAGGCCATGGTCAAACGTGGCGAATGCTTGGGCTACAACATTGGATTTAACTCTGGCTCGGTAGCGGGCCAGACAGTAATGTATCCACATGTGCATCTCATACCAAGACGGTCGGGCGACTGTGAGGATTCGGTTGGTGGTGTGCGTGGGGTCATACCTGGGCAGGCCAACTACAAAGCAGATGGCTATCGTCAGCCAACATAAATACTCATACAGCGGCCTATCGGCATCGTCCCGCTATACAAACTCCGCCGCCTATGCTATAATCTAACATAGGAGAAAATCATGGCAAAATACTATTCCACCAAGCATTACGGGCACAACATTGGGTTGAGCGCAGTGTTTAGACAGCCTAATGCTGATCATTCGCATTGCCACCTGCTGCACGGCTACAGCCTGGCATTCACATTCACATTTGGCTGTGACTCATTAGACAACAAGAACTGGGCAGTGGATTTTGGAGGGCTTAAGGCGCTCAAAGCCTGGCTGGAAGATCACTTTGATCACAAGCTGGCCTTAGATAGCGCAGATCCATACCTTCATAAGTTTCTGGAATTGGAGGTATTGAATTTGGCCGAGATACGTATCTTTGATGGTGTGGGTGCAGAGAAGTTTGCTGAACATGCATTTAATTTTGCTGATCAACTGATACGTGAAAAGACTGACAACCGTTGTTATTGTGTTCGAGTAGAATGTGCAGAACACGGTGCCAACAGTGCAATTTACGAAGGATAATAGATTCAATGACTGAACGCAAGTATGACATAGCCATGCTGCTGGCCACTAGAGGTCGTACCACCAGTTTGGAACGCAGCATCAAAACTCTAGTAGAACTAGCAGACCATCCGGAAAAATTGCAATTGATGTTTGCGTTTGACAAGGATGATAATGTTGGTACCAACTACTTCAACAGCACGGTCAAACCTTGGCTGGATTCTAAATCTATTGCATACACTGCCATGAGGTTTGATCGGTTGGGCTACGTGAATTTGCACAAATACAACAATGCACTGGCCAAAGTGTCCGACAGCAAATGGTTGATGATCTGGAATGATGACGCTGCTATGGAGACCACGGGGTGGGATAGTGTGATCATGAGTCATACCAGTGAGCATCTCACGCTGCTGGGCTTCTGCACACATAACATGCATCCTTATAGCATTTTCCCTATTATTCCACGGGTGTGGTTTGATCTGTTGGGATATATTTCTCCACACAGCTCACAGGATGCGTGGTTGAGTCAGCAGGCTTACTTGTTGGACATCTACGAACGCATTCCAGTGGATGTGTTGCATGATCGGTTTGATCTAACAGGCAACAATGGTGATGCCACCTTCCTGGATCGGCACATACTTGAAGGCAAACCACAAGATCCCAATGACTTTCACAGCATACAAAATTTACGATTACGTCAAGGCGACTGTGCTCGATTAGCCACATACATGCAAGAACACGGGCAAAGTACTGAATATTTTGAAAATATATTTAAAGGCACACAAGAACCCTGGCAGAGATTGCTGGAAAATGACCCTAACCATCAGATGAAGCAATTCAACAATCCACATTTTGGCAAGCCGGCGACTGCAGAACCCATAAGTACACAATGACATATAAAATTGCCTGGGTCCAGCCCAACTTTCAACAAGGACCCAAAGAGTTCAATGCATATTACTTGCCTTACTCGGCTGGTGTGGTATGGAGTTACAGCCTTGCTGATCCTTGGATCCGGGAACGGTTTGAAGTCACTGAGTGGGTCTGGCGTAGAGAACCTATCGAGGAACTGGCACTGAAGCTCAGCACCAATCACCTAGTGGCGTTCTCCACTTATGTGTGGAATCATCGCTACAACTATCACCTGGCCCAGCTGATAAAAACATTCAATCCCGAATGCCTTATAGTATTTGGTGGCCCCGAAGTTGCTATCGAAGATCCTGAGTTGTTTGTGAAAGAACCATTCATGGATCTGGTGATCTGCTATGAAGGTGAGATAACTTTTAAAAATCTGCTCAAGCACTTTGAAACCAAAGACTGGGAAAATGTATCCGGCCTGCTGATCAACCGAAATGGCCAAGCAATCAAAACACAAGATGCCACACGCATTGAAACACTAGAAGAAGTACCCAGCCCATACCTGTCAGGCATCTTTGACAAGATGATTGCAGACCATCCTGAGATCACATGGCAAGGCACATTAGAAACCAATCGCGGCTGTCCTTATGCTTGTACATTCTGCGACTGGGGTAGCCTTACCTATAACAAAGTCAAGAAGTTTGAACTGGAACGTGTGTTCGCAGAACTAGAGTGGATGGCCCAACGCAACTTTGACTGGATCTCAATCACCGATGCCAACTTTGGCATGTTCCCCGAACGTGATGGTATGATAGCTGACAAGATCATCGAGTGCCAAGAAAAATACGGTTCTCCAAGAACATTCTCAGTGGCCTGGGCCAAGAATCAAAAGAAAGAAGTCATAGACATTGTGAAGAAGCTGCTGGATGCTCGCGGCTTCAATCAAGGCCTAACACTATCGGTACAGAGTCTGGATCTGGATGTGCTGGAGAACATCCGCCGCAAGAACATGGAGATGAACAAGCTGAACGAAGTGTTTGAGCTGTGCGACCAACGCAACATTCCTGCATACACAGAACTCATACTTGGCTTGCCTGGCGAGACTCTAGGGACCTGGAAGAAGAACTTCTATGCCTTGTACGAACTGAATCAGCACACTGGTATCACTGTGTTCCAAGCTCAGTTGTTGGAAAACGCCGAAATGAATCTGTTGCAGAAGAAGCTGTTCAAGATCACCAGCCAGCCCGTGACCGATTACTTTGCCGGCAGCTATAGTGTAGAACACATTGAAGAAAGCATCGATGTTATCACTGGTACCAAAGACATGCCTACACCAGTGATGCTGGATGCACAGATCTTTTCATGGTTCCAGACCACATTCCATATCAATGGATTTGCCACCTTAGTTGCTAGATTTATCAACAAGTACAAGAACATCGGCTACCACGAGTATTATGAAGATCTGTTTGAGTACTTTATGACCAACGAATGGTTGAAGAAAGAAGAAGCCGAAGCAAGACAATACTTCTCCAACTGGATGAACACTGGACGAATCAACCATCCCAAGATTGGTGTAGAGATACATGGCTGGAATATCATCCATAGAACCAGCATGAACATGCACCAAGAAGATAAAGTGGATGAACTGTATGATTTCTTAGAGACATTTTTGCAACGCTACGACTTGCCCAAAGATATGTTGGCCAGCTTGATGAAATTGCAAAGAAGCTACTACATCAAGTACAATGATAGAAATCAATATCCTATGAATCTTGAATCGGATTACAATCTCTGGGATTACTTGAGTTTCAATCGGCCTCTGAAGAAGATTGCTACGACATATCGCCTGGACTTTCCGGAAGACAAGACCATGAGTCTCAATCGATTCCTGGAATTGTTTTACTTTGCAAGACGTAGAAACTTTGGCAAGGCCACCGTGGATCTTGTGGGTGGCGAAAATATCAAAGGCACACGTCGTGGTGCCGGTGCTGCCAAAGCACAAGGTTCTTTCTCTATCAAGAAAAAATCACTTACCACATAAACCGATTGCGAGACTTTATGAGTGCTGGATTTAAATATGATATCAGCGTACTTCTGCCCACCCGCGGCCGCACCGATGCGCTGAGAAAAAGCATACAATCATTGTACGACAATGCTGTTGATCCCGGATCTATACAGTTGATGCTGGGTTTTGACCGGGACGATGCAGTTGGGCTGAGTTATTTTGACAGTAGTCTCCGACCCTGGTTGAATTCTATACAGGCCAATTACACTGCATTGAAATTTGAACCCATGGGCTACATACGCCTCAATGAGTATGTCAATGCCATGGCCGCGCAGATCAAATCAAGATGGTACATCATCTGGAATGACGATGCTGTGATGCAGACTCCGGCATGGGATGCCACCATCATGAGCTATGCTGGTCAATTTCGACTGTTGGCATTCTGCACACACAATCTACATCCCTACAGCATCTTTCCCATAGTGCCACACAAATGGCTAGAGCTGTTGGGATATCTGTGCCCACATCAGATCTCCGATGCTTGGTTGAGTCAGCAAGCCTACTTGTTGGATATCTACCAACGCATACCAGTTGAAGTGGCCCACGAACGCTATGATCTCACTGGCAAAAATCTAGATGACACATTCAACAACAGACCCATGCTGGAAGGCAATCCACAGGATCCCAGAGACTTCTTGCATGCAGATGTGGTAGAGACCAGATACATGGACTGCAAGAAACTATCCAGATACATGGATAGCATAGGCATGAAAACTGATTTTTTCTGGAATGTTCTCAAAGGCACACAAGACCCTTGGGAGAAGCTGAAGATCAACGACGTGAATCGCCAGCAATCACAATGGAGCATGGAGATCAAACGATCCATCATAGAAGGATAATCAATGGATGACAACACACTAGAACAGCGTATCATACGCTACTGGGACAACCAACCCTGCAACATCTTGCATGGTACCGCCAAAGTGGGCACCTTGGACTTTTACCAACAAGTATCTGAACGCAGATATCGTGTGGAATCACACATGCGAGAGTTTGCCGGCTTCCATTTATGGCAAGGCAAGCGTGTGCTGGAGATTGGCTGTGGCATCGGCACAGATGCTGCTGAGTTTGCCCGATATGGCGCAGACTACACTGCCATTGATATCAGCCCCAAGACCGTTGAACTGGCTGAACAACGATTCAAGGTAGAAGGATTGGAAGGTCACTTTATCTGTGGCGATGCCAGCGATGCTGCGGTGTATCAAGGCCTGAAAAAATTTGATCTTGTGTATAGCTGCGGAGTCATGCATCACTTTCCACGCATCAATCACATGATACAGAATGCCTACGATGTGTTGATACCTCAAGGAGAGTTCAGATTCCTGGTGTATGCTAAGAACTCATGGAAGTACAGCATGATCCGCAAAGGACTGGACCAGTTTGAAGCACAAAATGGTTGCCCGTATGCCAAGGCCTATACCAATGATGAAGTGTATGATTTGCTGGATGATAGATTCAACATTGAAAGATTGCGCCAGGCGCACTGCTTCATGTACAATGTGCCTGCATACAAACAAGGTAGATATGAACTGGAGCCGTGGTTCGCAGCCATGCCAGAAGAAATGCGTGAAGCTATCAAAGAATACCTGGGATGGCATCTTCTGGTCAAAGCACGGAAACAATGAAACGGTTATTTGCATTTGGTTGCAGTTTTACCAACTACCGATGGCCCACCTGGGTAGATTGTCTAGCACCTGAATTTGATCACTCACAGAACTGGGGCCAGGCCGGCGGCGGCAACCACTACATATTCAACTCTGTGATGGAATGTGATCAACGAAATGCATTCAGTGCCGGAGACACAGTTGTTGTATGTTGGACCAGTATAGATCGTGAAGATAGATACATAGACAACCGATGGCACACTCCCGGCAATGCATATTTTGCCAAGACCGTGTACCATCCTGAATATATCAAGTCGCACATTGATGAGCGAGGATTTTTGATACGAGACCTAGCATATATCAAGGCTGTGAAAACATTGTTGGAATCGCGCCCTGACATTAATTGGAAATTTTTAAGCATGGTTGAAATCATGGCAAGACCAAATGACGATGATGATGTAAGCCTATATCGTGACGTCATGCGACTTTATAGTGATGTGTTAGATTGCATCTTGCCTGGATATGACAAAACGGTGTTTCAGAACAACTGGCCCAAGCCCGGTGTAGATCCACATCCCAGCCCAGCAGAGCATTTGGCCTATCTGGATGCAGTATTGCCAGGATGGGTGACAAAATCAGAAACTCGTGTTAAAATGCACGGAGCCAGTATCAATCTAAATAAAGATCCAAACTACTCAGGAATGACCAAGGTAACAAGATTATGAGCAAAATCAAAATAGCAGAACTATTCTACAGCATACAAGGTGAAGGCAGATACATGGGTGTGCCTAGTGTGTTCTTACGCACCTTCGGATGCAACTTTAAATGTGCCGGATTTGGCATGTCACGTGGAGAATTGAGCAATGAAGCAAACACAATTGACCCAGATCTCTACAAGGATTACAACTCGCTGCCTTTGGTATCTACAGGGTGTGACAGTTATGCTAGTTGGGATCCTAGGTTTCGGCATCTGTCTCCTGTGCTTGATACTGATGCGATTGCCCACGCTATTGTTGATACGCTTCCGCACAAGGAATGGCGCGACGAACATCTTGTGATCACGGGCGGTGAGCCATTGCTGGGCTGGCAGAAGCAGTATCCGGACTTGTTGGATCATCCCAAGATGACAGGGTTGAAAGAGATCACATTCGAGACCAATGGCACCCAAAAGTTGAGTAAAGAGTTTAAAGAATATTTACAGGGTTGGTACATCACCAATCCGCTGGCGAGAGAAATCACATTCAGTGTAAGTGCTAAACTGCCATGTTCGGGTGAGTCATGGTCAGATGCTATCTGTCCAGAGGTTGTGGCCGAGTATGAAGAATTTGGCACAGCATATTTGAAGTTTGTGATCTCAACAGAAGAGGATTTAAAAGATGCTGAAAGAGCCGTGGAGGAGTTTCGTGCTGGGGGCTTTGCGGGGCCTGTGTATATTATGCCTGTTGGTGGTGTTGAACGGGTGTACAGTCTTAATAATAGGGCAGTGGCAGAAATGGCAATGCGAAAAGGATGGCGGTATAGTGATCGACTACAAGTGCCACTATTCAAGAACGAATGGGGCACTTGATGGGAATCATGGATCCAATGAGCACAACTCAATCTCCACCAAGTGAGAATTGGGGATTGACTCGTGTTGTTGATTGGCATCTACATTTCTGCTGGCTGCCAAGACGGTGCCTCTTTAGTGACCAGCGCCTTTGGTTCAAACTGTGCTACAAGGGCACAAGAAGGATCACCGGTCCCGGTACCGATGTGATTGTAGATTACTACATAGACAAGATTGAATTCTTGATCTGGCAACTGAAAAGGAACGCATGATGGGACTATTTGATAGATTTTTTAATGGGAAAGCAAAAGAAAAAGCATTAATGGCATTGGCCGCTGCACCCGAGGTAAAGGAGCCACCTGTGCCCCGAGTCAAGGCAGTGCCTAAGACTGCCAAGCAACTGGCCACCGAAGCCAACGAACCATATGTGGCAGTGTTGAGAATGGATGTGGATCCAAACAATCTACATCAAGGTGCATTTGAACTGGACTGGAACGAGATCTTTGTGGCTCGGTTGGTCAAAGCCGGATACATGATGAAGAAGGATGATGCTGATTCCGACATCGTGGATCGCTGGTTCCAAAACGTATGCAGGCATGTGGTCATGGAGACCTGGGAACAAGAAGAAGCCATCAGAAACTCTGGCGTGTATGTGCAGACCCGGAACATAGGTGATGGACGTAGCGAAGTATCATGATCTTGTCTGCTGATTCTATGATATTTTTAGGGTGCAGTTACACCCGAGGACATGGTCTAAGACACAACAATGACTGCTATACTAGCATACTGTCGGCTGAGTTAAATAAAAAAGAAATTAATTGTAGCAAGGGCGGATCAAGCAATTATAATAGTTTTGATACTTTTAGCAATCTAGAATTTGCGCAACCTCATATTCCAATGGTCTTACAGATAACCGAATTAAGCAGGATAAAACATTATGATGCACAAAAAAATCTAATAAGAGACAGAATTTTGAGTAATGAACCAAGTCGTACATTATTTGAAATATATACCGATAAGTTTCTAGTTTATGAATTAGACCGTCATCTTAATCTCTCAATTAAATACGCCCGATCAATGAAGGTAAATTTAATTATTTGGTCTATTGCCCGTACATTCGATAACGAAACAAATCAGTTGGTAAATGATTGCTTAACTCAATTTAAAGAATATGTTTATTTAAATAATGCTCTAGATTCAGCCGACAGCTATCGCGTTGATAACGGCACCGATGGTACTTCGCAATTGGGTACAGGACATCCGGGTCCCGAATCACATAAATTAATCGCTGAGAAATTGCTTGTCCATTATAAAGAATTATATCAATGATCTTCAATCACATCAAACAACTCAAAGCTGACGGCAAACGTATCGGGATCACCTTCAGTACCTTTGACATGCTGCATGCCGGCCATATCGCCATGCTGTCAGAAGCCAAGAACCACTGTGACTACTTGATCGCAGGCTTGCAAACCGATCCTACCATAGATCGTCCTGTCGAAAAGAATCCACCGGTACAGAGCATAGTAGAACGCCAGATACAACTGGCTGCTTGCCGTTATGTAGATGAAGTGGTGGTATATCAAACCGAACAAGACCTTGTGGATCTGCTGTTGATCTTGCCTGTGGATGTGCGTATCCTGGGTGTGGAATATCAAGACCTATATTTCACCGGACGGAATGAATGTACGAGCCGAGGTATCGAACTGGTGTTCAATGGCCGTGATCATTCATTCAGCAGTTCAAGTCTGCGACGGCGTGTAGCAGCAGCCGAGAGTCACAAGGTGCTGTCACAGAAATGATCTTGTACATCAATGGCGATAGTCATGCAGCTGGCGCCGAAGCTGGCTCACCACATGGCTGGGCTGAGGACGACAGCCGCTTCCGGGGCCAAGGTCGGCACCCACATCCTGACAATGAAAAAGTCAGTTTTGGTGCTGTGCTGTCAGGCTTGCTGGGCTGCGAAAGAATCAATCAAAGTCAATCTGGCGGTAGTAATTCCCGAATCGTACGCACCACCACTGAGTGGATCGAAGCTAATCCCGACCTGTTGGCCAACACATTCATGCTGATACAATGGAGTACCTGGGAACGAGAAGAATGGTTTCATGATGGCACATGTTATCAGGTCAATGCATCCGGAGTAGACCATGTGCCACCGGAACTGGAGCAACGCTATCGCCAATATATCATGGATATAGACTATCATGCTTGTACCAGGCAGAGCCATGACACAATATGGCAATTCCACCAATATCTCAATGCCAAAGGGGTAAAGCATCTGTTCTTCAATGGCAATAGCACATTCAGTGATTTGGCTGTGCAGATGGTGCCTGATTGTAGAGATTGGAACAACTGCTATCTAGGTCCATACACGCGAGAATTGAGTTATAATGCGGTGCTTTTGGCAAATCAATTCCCACATGTGACCAGTAAAAATGGGCATTTTGGCAAAGCAGCCCATTGCTTTTGGGGCAAATATCTGTTACAATACATCAAACAACACCAACTTTTGGAACTTGATGAAATACCTACTGATTGATACTGCCAACATGTTTTTCCGTGCTCGGCATAGTGCGCACCGAGCATCTGACTCATGGACCAAAGTGGGATTCGCATTGCATGTCACATTGATGGCAGCCAACAAAGTGGCAAAGAAATTTGACGCTGATCATGTGGTATTCGCACTAGAAGGTCGCAGCTGGCGCAAAGATCACTACAAACCATACAAGGCCAACCGTGCTGTGGCACGTGGCAAAATGACAGAACAAGAAGCCGAGGAAGACAAACTATTTTGGGAAACATACGACGAGATGACCCAGTATCTCAGCCAGCGCACAAATTGCAGTGTGTTGCGAGAACCACAAGCAGAAGCTGACGATATCATCGCACGTTGGATCGCGCTGCATCCAGAAGACGAACACATAGTGGTCAGTTCAGACACCGATTTTGTGCAATTGCTTGCACCCAATGTCAAACAATTCAATGGCATAACCGACGAGCTATTGACACTGGAGGGTATCTTCGATGCCAAAGGCAATCAGGTCAATGATAAAAAAACTAAACAGCCAAAGACCATCCCGGATCCGGCCTGGCTGCTATTTGAGAAGTGCATGCGTGGCGACAGCTCAGACAATGTATTCAGTGCATATCCTGGAGTTCGTGAGAAAGGCACAAAGAATAAAGTTGGTCTCCGTGAGGCCTTTGCTGACAGAGAAAAGCGCGGATATTCTTGGAACAATCTCATGCTTCAGCGTTGGACCGACCACCATGGTGAAGAACATCGCGTGATGGACGACTATGAACGCAATCGCACCTTGATTGATCTTACCGCACAACCCGATGAGATCAAACTGGTGGTAGATACTGCTATCCGAGAACAGATCAGTCACAAAGATGTGGGCCAAGTGGGCACACACTTCTTGAAGTTCTGTGGCAAGTACGAACTGACCAAGCTCAGTGAATCAGCTGAAAGCATTGGGCGCTGGCTGAACAAAACATATACAGGAGTACTAAATTGATATTAGCCATGCCAGTGATAGCCGACCGCTATTGGATACTGAAAAAAGACAATCGCAAGGTAGGGCAAATTGAAGCAGAGGATGATGGATATACTGTGAAGATCAGCAACACAGTAAAAAAATACAAAACCATCAAGATGTTGGATCGTGATATTGAGTTCATGCCAGCAGCAGAAGCCACACCCAATCCAGAAAATCAAGTGTATGGGTATGACACAGGGCAACGAGTGTTCAACGCCATGTGGGACATACAACATCGACTGCCATTATTCACACAAGAAGAAAATAGCAAATCCTGGTTTGCTGCTGGATGGTACTATGTGAAGAAGCATCGTGTGTGGAAGATCACACAGAATCCCAAACTTATTACCTTGCAACGATATTCGTATCAAGGTCCATACTACACCAAAGAAGAAGCTATCGTGAAAGGAAAACCATGACCACTAATGTATTCAAAGACCAAGAGAAATTCATGATAGCCTGTGACCAGAGCGTCACCGGAGATCAAGATCAATTTGACATGTATATCAAATTGATTGGGGAAGAGTTCCAGGAACTACAAGATGCTGACAATGATGTAGATACATTAGATGCCTTGATCGACATCTTGGTTGTTACTGTCGGTGCTATCCATAGCATGGGTGCTGATGGTGAAGGTGCCTGGATTGAAGTCATGCGCAGTAACTTTGCCAAGATCGATCATGATACCGGCAAGGTAATCAAACGCGAAGATGGTAAAGTTCTCAAACCCCAAGGGTGGAAACCTCCTGAATTAGAACAATTTTTGAGAAAAGTATGAGCCTTCACATCAATCGTTTTGTAGATAGTATCAAAGCACATGAATCACGCAATCAACGTGATTTTACCATGACCATGCGAGATGCTAAAGATCTACATGCAGATATAACCAAACTGCTCTTGACATTGGAGGCCATGCGAGCGCCTGCTGCTGCACCCAAAGATGAAGTAGTTATGGTTGAACTAGCAGGCGGCTCATTCAAATCTGCATAGATTATGAGATAAATAATATCATGAGCAGACCGCGTCCTCAGGTGTTGATCGAGCACACCAATAAAGTCACTTACAAAACTGAACAAGTTTTAGCAAGTGAAGGGGTGTGGGCTGTGTTTTATGATGGCAAACCCATCAATCTCAAGACCAGTCACATGCTCACACAATACCCTGGACCCAAATACAAAAAGGTAAGTTTCTCAAATCCCGGGCATGCCAAAAATCTAGCTCGCAAGCTGAACACTCAATTCAAGACTGATAAATTCACAGTGGTCTTGCTCACTCAGGGGTCTCAAGTTTACCCCGATGTTAAATAAACTCTACTATACTCAGCAACTGCTGAAACTATTGCCCGATGATCATTTTGATCATGGAATAACTGATGATGTGGCCATGCGGTCATGGTGGCAGGATTTCCGTCCTGATTCAGGATTGAGATTGAGTCTAGAAGGCGATAATGTCATGAGAGAATTGAAAATCGAATCTTGGTCATTTGACCTTCCAGTTCCATATAAGGGAAATCCTCGGCAGGTTTTGCCCGGGCCAGCAGAGTTATTACTACTGAACAAAAAACTCACTTGCCCGTATTTTCTCCAGATAACCAAAACTCCAACTTTAGTTTTGTACGGCAGCAAAGAAGCAACTATGTTTGCCCTGTACGGGGACATGAAAAAGTTCCTAAAATACCTAAAAAATACCTAAAAAATCCCAACTTTTGTTGCAAAAAAACAACGGCAAATTCGGTTGACCAATAATGCTCAAAATGCTATAATACAGCATGAACAGAAAAAAGCGCTCAGATCGTACGCATATCATCTACATGCTGGAGTCCGGTGATGACTTCTATATCGGAGTCACTGCCAAGACTGAAAGCACTCCTCTCAAGAGCGTGAAGGTGCGTTTCAACAAGCATGTGTATCGTTCGCGTAGCGAGGACAAATCTTGGTTGTTGTACGAAGCCATGCGCGAGCGTGGTGTTGAGTCATTCTCTTCCAAGATACTGGCTGTGATCCGCGGCAAGTCAGAAGCTCATGCTGCCGAGCGTGAAATGATCCGCGAATATCAGCCCAACCTCAACACCGACATGCGCGGCTGCGTCTAGTGATATATTTCTCCAGATATGTCACTAGATCGCAGGTGTCAGGCGTTATATTAGCATGTCCCGAGACTTTGTCAATGCAGTGAGAGAAATGCTCAGCAGGCACTTTGACATTGATCAAATATCTGCCAAATTAAATGCCAGTCATGATTTAATAAGATTGGCAATTGAAATTATCAATCAGATCTCCACATAGCAATCTGGCACAATACCCGGTTGGCACTAAATAGTTTTCCTGTTACAATACAATTTAGGGACCTTAGCTCATTAGGTTAGAGCAAGCGACTCATAATCGCTGGGTGGAGTGTTCGAATCACTCAGGTCTCACCAAACAACTGGCGTTCGTATAATGGATAATACAGGGGATTTCTACTCCCTAAATAGCAGTTCGATTCTGTTACGCCGGACCAGATAACATGAACAGAAATAACACGGATTACAACTTAGAAAAGGACATCCGCGCATGTGATTGGATGTTGAAAAAAGTGCAGGACAGTGAAACCTATGCACAGAATCTCTACGCGGCCATGTGCAACAATGTGTTCCAACCCAACCAAGTATGGCCTCGATTGCGAGATGAATACTGGTCATGCTCGTGGCGAGCAGCCGGCGGCGTTGTTGCTGACTTGAGAGGTCAAGACGAAGCCGGTGGTATCGTTGCCGAATTGAGAGGTCAAGGCGATTACATGGACTGGTATTGCTCAGGCATCTTTGGAGCAGGTGAGGCTGATAGTTATCAAGGCTATGTAAGTGAAGGCACCGTGACAGATGAGATCCGTCAAGACCTTTTTGCCATAGGCTGGACGGTAGAGCCGTATCCAGTGGATAAGTAAATTTGCAAACAAAAAACTGATGAACGTGGAAAAAGAAATCATTTATCATTTCACTTGCACTGGGTGTAAGGGATGGTTCAGTATCGCCACAATGGAAGCATGGCGACCACGGAAATTGTATTGCCCACATTGTGGTAAATTATCTGAGGAGATTGTATGTTTATAGGATTGATGGGGGTTGACAGCGATGGTAAGACCATGTATACTCCTGATGGTACAAAGATATTTTTCACACTGCCATGGGGACTAGCGTGGCGTGTGCAAGAAATCCAACATTGGATCGCAAAAAAGACTTGGCGATAAGTAAGAGTTATTGCTGTATGAAGCAAAGAGAAAAGTGTTCTGGACGGGGGTGCGAATCCCCCCTCCTCCACCATAAGGAAGTTTGATGAAAACACACAAAGAGCAAATTGAATTTGCCACTGAGTTAAAAAAGTTAACTGTACATCACGGCGACTTACTTGCTAAGTTGGCAGATGCAACTGACAAGGTGGCAATTCTTTCAGAAATGCGGGTAATTCTTGCACAGATGAATGTATTACGGGATTCATATATGAAAGTTTCTTTATGATGGGGGAGACTAGTTTCGACAGGGCAACAAGTAACAGAGTGGACAGCACGGTAATGTGAAAACCGTTAGGGCAGGGGAGACTCGGCCGTAGAAGCAAAAAACGTAAATGCAAACGACGAACAGTTCGCTTTGGCCGCCTGAACGCAGCCTAGGGTAGGAAATACCTCGTAACAGAAACAACCAAAGGGCCTTGACAGGCCCTTTCTTTTTGTGTATAATAAGATTTTTTAACCAAGGAGTCTTATGTTTCTCATTATCGTAGGTTTTGTTATTGGCTTGATCATAGCAGGTGCTATCGCATTTGTTTCCGACTTCAAGCAAATCGGTGCAAGTATCGCAGCAGGCCTAGTCACTGTGCTGTTGTTTGTTGTGGGGAGTAGTTTCACAGTGATCTCAGCAGGGCACACTGGTGTGCAGATCACATTCGGTGAGGTCAATCCGCTGCCGCTGACTGAAGGCGTGCATATGGTGAACCCCATCAGCAACATCGCTGATGTTGATGTTCGACTACAGAAGGCCAAGCTGGATGGTGCAAGTGCAGGCACCAAGGATCTGCAACAAGTTCACACCGACATCGTGGTGAATTATCGCTTGGATCCACTCAAGGTTCCGCACATCTACAAAGAGTTTGGTCTCAATGTGGATGAAAAGGTTCTTGGACCTGGCATCAATGAAGCGTTCAAGAGTGTGACCGGCCACTACACCAGTGAAGAATTGGTTACCAAGCGTGATCTGGTCAGCCAAGAGATCCTGCAACACTTGATCACCAAGATGGCTCCGTTCAACATCACTGTGAGCAACATCAGCCTGGTGAATTTTGGATTCAGTCCTGATTACCAAAAGGCCATTGAACAAAAGGTCATCGCTGTGCAGCAAACTGCCAAGGCTGAACAAGACCTACGCCGCATCGAAGTTGAAGCCAAGAGCCGTATCGCTCAAGCCGAAGGTGAAGCCCGAGCCATCGCTATCCAAGCACAGGCCATCCAAAGCAATGGTGGTGCAAACTATGTGCAACTGCAATGGATCGAAAAATGGGATGGCAAGCTGCCCGCTACTGTGGTAGGTGCCGATTCAAAGACCTTGATGAACATCAGCAAGTAATCCAAAAGAAATCAAGCCCACTTCGGTGGGCTTTCTCTTGACTATTTTTTGTACCAGTGTATAATTGCGACATAAATAATTTTAGCAACGCCGGCAGGGGCCGACGTCGGACTCACATTGACGCCTGGGGTAGTCAAACCCTTTTACCATAGTGATACTCATGGAACGCCATCCGTAATGCGGTATTCTTCCGCAGCTAAAATTTTTATACTTTTAGGAAAATTTTAATGAAATCAATTGTAATCGTTGCGGCCGCCGCATTGTCGATTTTATCGTCACAGACTTTTGCTCAGCAAGGTCTTACTATAGCAGGTCCTGGTGGTAGTTATACCGCAGGGCAAACACAATCTCAGTTCAAGCCATTTGAATCCAAGACTGGAATCAAGGTCACCACTGAAGATTTTGATGGATCTTTGGGAGCCATGGCTGCACAGGTCCGATCAGGCAATGTCAAATGGGACATTGCTGTGATTGACAAACCAGAAGCAATCAAAGGTTGTGAAGAAGGCGTGTTTGAAAAAATCGACGCCAGCAAGTTGCCAGCTGGTGATGACGGCACTGCTGCCGCTAAAGACTTTTTCCCAGGCGCGGTTTTACCCTGCGCTGTGGGCAACAGTACCTATACCAATGCCATAGCATATGATGCTGCCAAGTTTGGAGCCAATGGTCCCAAGACCATGGATGACTTTTTTGACACAAAGAAGTTTCCGGGCAAACGTGGTCTCCGCAAAGATCCAGTGGCTGCCATGGAGTGGGCACTGATCGCCGATGGTGTGCCCATGACCGATGTCTACAAAGTGTTGGCCACACCAGCTGGTGTGGAACGTGCTTTCCGCAAGCTAGATACCATCAAGAAAGACATCGTGTGGTGGGAAGCAGGTGCAGTGATGGTACAACGCTTGGCTGCTGGTGAAGTGGTCATGACTCATGCCTGGCATGGTCGTATTGTAAGTGCCAATCTCAAAGAGAACAAGAACTTTGCCATCATGTGGGATGCACAGCTGATGGCCACAGACTATTTTGTGGTGCTGCAAGGCAGCAAAAACTCTGCTGCGGCCAATGACCTCATACGTTTTGCTACCAGCACCAAGCCTTTGACTGAGTTGACAACCCACATTCCGTATTCACCCAGCCGTCGTTCAGCTCTTGCCCGGGTGCCAGACAGCAATCCCAACAAGGCCTACTTGCCAGCTGCTGCTCATCCCGGAAGATCAATGACCGTGGATGCCGTCTTTTGGATGGAAAACGGCGATGATCTATCCAAGCGATTCCAAACCTGGTTAGCCAAGTAAGCCAGTGGTCGACAGCACAACCGCCCTAGGGCAGCGCCTGCGTCAAGCAGAACAGCGCGGTCATTTTTGGGCCTATGTGCTGATCGCACCATTGTTTCTGTTTGTGGCTGTGAGCTTTCTTGTGCCATTAGGCACAGTATTGTTCAACAGCATATATGACCCGATCATTCCGGACAATCTAGTACGCACAGTGCGTGCATTGGATGCCTGGAATGGCCCCCGTGATAAGGTTCCCCCTGAATCTGTATTTGCCGCATTGGCTCAAGACCTCAAAGTAGCTGTGCAAGAACAAAAGGCTGGCGCCATTGCCAACCGACTGAACATTGAAGAACCCGGACTGCGTACGATCTTTATGCAGGCTGCTCGACGTATTGATACCCAAGCGCAAGGTCCTTGGGCTCCTTTTTTTGAATCTGTTGATCCTGAATGGATACAGCCGCGCATTTGGGGCCACATCCGCAATCTTGCCTCACCTGTGCATTCCTTGTTTTTTTTATCGGCCCTAGATTCACGGCGTTTGCCAGACAATAGCATTGCACTACAATCCCAAGACCAGCGTGTCCACATCTCGATTTATCTGCGTACCTTGGGAGTTGCATTTGCTGTGACTTTGACCTGTTTGTTGCTAGGGTTCCCTCTGGCCTATCTGTTGGCGCACCTGCGTGACAACACTGCCAATCTGTTGCTGATACTGGTGCTGCTGCCATTTTGGACTTCGCTGCTGGTGCGTACTACCGCTTGGATGGTGATACTGCAAAAAGAAGGTGTGATAAACTCACTGTTGCAAGCCATAGGGCTGATTGCCGAGCCGCTGCCACTGATATTCAATCGCTTTGGTGTAGTTGTGGCCATGACACATATCCTACTGCCATTCATGATCCTGCCCATGTACGCAGTCATGCGGCAAATCCCTGCATCGTATGTGCAGGCAGCAAGATCACTAGGAGCCGATCCTACCACTGCCTTTCTGCGTGTGTACTTGCCCCAGTGTGTTCCGGGTATAAGTGCAGGTGCATTGTTGGTATTCATGCTGGCACTGGGCTATTACATTACCCCAGCATTGCTAGGTGGATCTACTGATCAACTGATCAGCTACTTTGTGGCCGACAACATGGGACGTTCTCTGAACTGGGGCCTAGCCTCGGCACTGGCAGCTATTCTACTGGCCACAGTGCTAGTGCTGTACGCCATCTACGACCGCATCGTGGATCTTGGAAATTTCAAACTCAAATGATACCCTTGTACGCTACCTTATCTCAGCGCATAGGGCACTGGTCCTTGTGGTGTTTTTCTGTATGTGTTTTGATCTTTTTGATTGCACCTGTGCTGGTCGTAGTACCTCTGGCATTCAACAACGAACCTTATTTCAACTTTCCTATACAAGAATACAGCCTGCGCTGGTTTCGCGATTTGTTTACTAACCTGGTCTGGCTGCATGCCATCTACAACAGTGTGATCACTGCTGTACTGGCCACCTTGCTGGCCACTGTGTTAGGAACACTGGCGGCCGTGGGGCTAACTCATCGCAGCCTTCCTGGTAAACGCCTACTGATGGCACTGTTGATATCGCCTATGATCGTGCCAGTGGTCATCTTGGCTGTGGGCTCGTATTTCTTTTTCTCCAAGCTGGGCATTGCCAATAGCCTGCTGGGCATTGTGCTGGTGCATGCGGTGTTGGGAATGCCGCTGGTGGTTATCACAGTCACTGCCACACTGGCCGGATTTGACATGAACCTTGTGCGAGCTGCACGTGGGTTGGGTGCATCACCACTCACTGCTTTTAGGCGCGTGATGTTGCCCATTGTTTGGCCAGGTGTGTTGTCGGGTGCTCTGTTTGCGTTTGCTACCTCGTTCGACGAAGTGGTAGCGGTGTTGTTCCTGGGAGGACCGGAGCAGATCACGTTACCTCGACAGATGTGGACTGGCCTGCGCGAACAACTTTCTCCCACCATATTATCAGCATCTTTTATGATGATTTTATTTGCTGCGGCCATGTTGCTGATTTTAGAAATATTGCGCCGGCGATAATCCAGGAAAATCTTACCCATGCAAAAACCTTTTGTGCGATTTGACCATGTTGAAAAAAGCTACGACGGCAAAGTGCTGGTGGTACAGGATCTCTTACTGGACATAGAGCAAGGCGAGTTCCTGACCTTGCTGGGGCCTTCGGGCTCCGGCAAGACCACCACGCTGATGATGCTGGCCGGTTTCGAGACCGCAACAGCCGGTGAGATTTATCTAGATGGCAAGCCCATCAAACGCATCGCGCCCGAGCACCGCAACATCGGCATGGTGTTCCAGAGCTATGCTTTGTTTCCGCATATGACAGTGGCCGAGAACGTGGGCTTTCCATTGAGTGTGCGCGGCATTACCGGCACAGCAGCACATGGTCGAGTGATGGCAGCGTTGGACAGGGTGGGATTAACAGGTCTTGAATCTCGCAGGCCGGCACAGATGTCAGGTGGTCAGCAGCAGCGAGTAGCAGTGGCACGAGCATTGGTGTTTGAGCCGCAGTTGATACTGATGGACGAGCCATTGTCCGCGTTGGACAAGCAACTGCGCGAACAACTACAGTATGAAATCAAGCAACTACATCACGAGCTTGGCATCACTGTTGTGTATGTCACACACGATCAAACCGAAGCCATGGCCATGTCTGATCGAATTGCTGTGTTCCACCAAGGTTGTATCCAGCAGATTGATACTCCTATTCGGTTATACGAACAACCGGCCAATGCGTTTGTGGCCCAGTTCATCGGCGAGAACAACACCTTGCATGGCAAGGTCAGCGCCATGCATGGCAACACCTGTGAAGTCATGTTGGCCAACGGCACCCGTCTTTTTTCCCAATCAACACGCATCAACCCCCTGGGAAAAACTGTACAAATATCTGTACGGCCAGAACGTGTACGACTCGATCCTGCCACGGGATCAGTGGACACAACGGTGTCTGGTACAGTAGTTGATCTAACGTATCTGGGACGCTATGCTCGGCTAAGGATGAATACCTGCGGACTTGAAGATTTTATCGTGACACTTCCTAACGATGGCCGTGATCTTGGCCTGCAGCCCGGCAGCGTTGCTACCCTGGGATGGAATGCCACTGATTGCCACATGTTCTCTTGACTTTTTATTTGATATATAGTACAATACACCTATGGGAACACAGTCAGATTACTTCAACGAAAAAGGTTATAAACCAACCTATTGGATCGGCGACCGTGTGTTTGGCCATTGGAACAAGATACCTTTTGTGGGCACTGTGGGCAATGACACCGTGATCAACGAAGCCAACGGACCACAAATATCTATCCATCTTGACCTGCCCATCCAGTTCCGAGATCGGACTCACAACATCATCATAGTCAAGCATAAGGATGTCAAGAAGCTGGTTGAAATGAAATAAAAATATCTGATGAAATTTGCCGAAAACAATTGCTTTTTTGTCAGCAGGCATATATAATACACTTATGATAACACAACAAGCCCAACTGTCCTTAGAGATATCCTCACTCAATATTCCGAGCGAGGCGCTGGATTATGACCTCAGCGGGCCTAGTGATATTTGACGCTACCACAAATATCGCAAAGACCCGCCAACTAGGCGGGTTTTTTTTTGGTGGTTGCTCAGAAATCCCAACTCTGCTACAATACACTCAAGCAAGGGATACAGCAAGTTTAGTAAAGACCCTACAGCATAAAGGGTTTTTACTAAACCAGTTGACCAGTAAAGCACAAGATGCTATACTAGTGGCTAGTTAGGAATTGTTCATTGTAGCAATCCAAATTGTTCTTTAACAATTGATGGTCAATGTGCTCGGTTCGTCTATCGGTTAGGACGCTGCCCTTTCAAGGCGGAAAGACGAGTTCGATTCTCGTACCGAGTACCATAGTGAAGCACATTAGAACACGCCCCTAGTAGCAGTAGCGAATCAAGGGTGTAATGTTGAGTGTGCTTCACTATGGTAATGTTATCTGCAGGTAGCATCCATACTGGGGAGTAATTACCCTCAGGAACTCGCGGTCTTCTAGTGGTAAGAAAGCCTCATCCAAGAGGCAAACGCAGGTTCGATTCCTGCCCGCAATGAGTTTGCCATATAAAAACACACTGCTTGCCTGACTGCAAAAGTCGTGGTAAACTACAAGAGAAAGGGGTTCGAATCCTCGGGACTGGCAGTGTGTTTCTATATGGTGATAGCTTAGTAGGAGAGTGCAGTCGTTGGCTGCGGGCACAGGTGCAAATCCTGTTCACTATTTCGTATTTTGCAAAAAGAAAACACTGTCATCTAGGACTTGTCGGGTGAATAAAACAGTTGGGTAAAAGTCCTTACGGCGAGTCGCTATATAAAAACACATTTCAGCGGGAGTGCCCGTGATGGATAGTTTCTGTTTAGTACAGTATCCGAAGTGTGTTCCTATATGGTAAATTATGTCGCATTAGACTTCTGGTGAGGTCATCATCCTTTCAAGGTGACCAGACGGGATCGTAACCCGTATGCGACTCCAGGGATCAAGTGGAAAGCAAGAGCCACAAAGTAAGCACTGCCGGGTCAGGAAATGTGTCCGGGACGTATAGGCCGCGCAACCTATGCAAACAACAGTGGGGTAAGAGCCCTCATAACATTTTCGCCAAATTTAGGTGCCAAAGTGTTCATGGACGCACACAAGCCTGTCACGCTTGAAGAAGGGGATCGTTACCCCTTGGCACCGCCAAACAAAATCGGCTACATGATTGAGTAGCAATGGAACTCGTAACCATTACATTTTTTGCGCTGGATTGATATTGCGGTTGGAGTTGATCGCCCAATGGCAGACAGGTTTGATTCCTGTTAGGTGCACCAAGTTTATGGGTTGTCAAGGTTGGTCTCATGCACGGTGAGTAGCCGTAGGAGCATTATCGAGTGTGCGCCATCGCACTCTTGGTCTGACAAGGGTTCAAGTCCCTTACAATCCACCAAGTTATGCAGTGATTGGAGAAGGCAGATGCCCAGTGCATCGCATACTAGTTGCCACAGAGGTTCGATTCCTTTGGCTGCACCAAGTTTATCCCGGTTGTAGTGTAATGGTAACACGGTCCGTATACAACCAACGAAGGTTCGATTCCTTCCACCGGGGCCAAGTTTTATCTGTGTGTGAGAAAGTCCGGTCTAATCTACTCGCCTTGGAAGTGAGAAATCGTAGGTTCAAATCCTACCGCACAGACCAATTTTATAGGGAGCCACGCAGATGTCCTGCGTGTCTTAAACGACCAAGCTGAGCCGGCGTCCCCAGGCAAGTTTTGAGAGTGTTAGCAAGAGAAAGACTCGCTAGAAGGCTTCTTCGAAGAGCCAACTAATGAAAAAGAAGGACGGGTTCGAGTCCCGTAAACGCATCGGAGCACCTTTGTCAAGTATCTCAAGTGGCGTACCGAGACCTTGCCGGCTTTATATACTAAGGTGAATGGTTCCGATAACATGGGCGGAACTACTCTCAAATTCATTTTTCCGCAGCAGCATATATGAACACATTCACGGCAAACAGGATACCTGGCAACTGGACGCAGGGGCTATCCCAAAGGAGTAGGGCACTACCGCCGTAAAGTCAGGAAATGAGTGTGTTCATATATGCCCCGGTGACTTATGCAAATTGGAACAGCTACTGGTCTTAGAAGCCAGGTTTTTGCGGGTTCGAGTCCCGCCTGGGGCACCAGAATAAAATTTCTGGCAGTGATGGAGTATTATAAATATTTTCATGAAAAAACTTCTCACAATCATTATCCTTGCAATCACAGCTATCACAGTATCAGCTGGTGAAGAATTTAATCTTCGTAAAGATCCTATTACCCTGATAGTTCCAGCACCACCAGGTGCTGGCAGGACTGTGCTAGGTCTTCGGCTCAGCCAGTTGATGAAAGATAAAGGTATCACGCTACAGGTGGTCAACAGGCCCGGAGCCAATAGAATAGTGGGTACTAATTTGGTGGCCAGCGCCGTACCCGATGGGCGGACCTTATTATTTGGAGGGGTTGCAGACCTAGCATTGCTGCCAAAACAACACCCCGATTTGGTAAAATTTACTAGGAACTCGTTTGTTCCAGTGATATCGATGTCCAGAGCGGAACCAGTTCTTATAGTAAGAAAAGATTTCCCAGCCAACAATTTCAAAGAATTCTTAGAAGTGATCAAAAGAGATCCGCTGCAAAGACAGATAGCTGACTTCAGTATGCATTCTAGTTTGATTGCTTCTTCTCTATATTCCTTAGCCGGAGTCAGCCCTGAGTTTATCTCTTATGCAGGCGAGAATCAGGCGGCGATGGATGTGGCAGGCGGAAGTTTACAATCTGCTGTGGTCACATTAGAAGATAGATATTTGACCGAAAGAGTCAAGGTGTTAGCAATAACATCAGACAAAAGAAGTCCAAAATTTCCAAATGTGGAAACTGTAAGTGAAACCTTTCCCAATTTGGTATTCCAATATTGGTGGGGGTTATACGCCCCGACAGGAACACCAGATGCCACTGTGAAGGAATTAAACAAAGCATTTGCCGAAGTTTGGACAGACCCCAAGATAGTGGCCGAACTTAGACAACTAAACTATCAACCTGGAGAGACCGCATTGCCGGCTCTCAATGCCTATCTGGACAAAGAATACAAGACTTTGGATCTAATGGCCAATAGATATTTGAAATAATATGCTGTGTTATGAGGTTGGCCCCGATGCCACAGTATTCACTAATAAGTTTTTTGCTGCACATTATGCTGCCTCTAAGAATTTAGGCATCCAAGACATCCATTTCAACATGCATGAGTCAGAATTTGATTCTGCGGATTGGAGCAAAGACCCTGATCTTTCTTGGGATCAACTGTTAGACATGCGGGCCAGACAGATTGCCGCAAAAAACAAACCCATAGTTTTATACTTTTCTGGTGGCACCGATAGTTATACCATCTACAAAGTTTTTGAGCGCAATCGCATTCCACTGACTGCTATCTATCAACGCAAACGTCCCGATCATCCAGAAGGAACATATGATCGAGTGCATGAATTGTATTCAGCTGGATTGTACGATCCTTCTATTCGAATAATCATAGACGATGACTTTAAAGCGTCATTGTTGGGAGCATATAAATCTCAAGACTGGTTATGGAACATGAATGTGAAACAGCATTTTGGAATAATTGCTCCTGATAGATACTCAACGGACTATATCAGTTCTATACTAGGTAGAGATGATTTTATATCAGTGGTAGGATACGAAAAACCAAGAATAAAAATAACACAAGATGCTGTGTATTCTTACCAAGATGATGACAACTACAACAAACTGATGGCTTTGCCAGGGATAGATTGTTTTTATATCAGCCCGGACCTTCCTGAACTGCATATCAAACAAAGCTATATGCTGTTGAATTACATCAAATCAAAAAACCCACCAGGCGCATTGCCTAAAGATCTTTTACCTTGGAACGAGATACACAAAGGTTGGTTTGATTGGCTGGGTTATAGCATCGATGCTTGTGGACGATTTGATGACTTGAATCGCAGTGATCTTCAGCATGTAGGAAACTATCATACTGAGATGGTGTTGCCGGCGTCAGGAAAGTGGGATGGATCAGAAGTTAGAGGTAGGCCCGCTAGATGGTTTCAAGACCTTTATAAAACCCATCGCGACATTTTTAACAACTTTACCAAGGGATATATGTCAGTGTTGACTGACCCGGCTGGAAAGCTGTTGATGCAAGATCAAGATCCAAGAAATGTGTTTAATTTTAAACATTTCGACTCAAAAATGTATCAAATGACTTTTTAATAACAGAGATAAACATTGGAATGATATTGCCTGACTTTTGTGTAGAATCTAAAATCAACCAAACATACCCAATACTTGGACTAGATTGTGTTGAAGAAGCAAAAAATAAAAAACACTGGTTGAATTATAAAAAAAATATAACGTACAAATTCAACAGTCGAGGTTTTAGAGATAACGAATGGCCGGCAGATCTCGACAATGCCATATGGTGCTTTGGTGATAGTTTTACTGTGGGCATGGGTCAACCGTTTGACGAAATATGGCCACAGTTACTTGAAAAGCAAACAGGTATCAGGACAGTTAATGTCAGTATGAACGGTGCCAGCAACGATTGGATCTCTAGAAAGGTTGTTGATCTAATGACCGCAGTGACTCCTCAGATTATCTTTATTCAGTGGTCGTATCTACATCGTCGAGAAATTGATGATTCTACCTTGGGCGACGAAGCAAGAACTTTGCACTACAATTCTGATGATTTTAGCGACTATGAAAATTTCTTAAAGAATGTTGATCAGTTGCCAACCACAACGAAAATTATACACAGTTGGATTCCTAGATATTTTGATTTTCATTATGAAACCGATCTAGACACAAAAATCTATCAAGCCATGAATCAACGACAAAGTAAATTCATAACAGATATAGAACAGTTAGACTATTCTCGTGATGGCCATCATTACGATATAGAAACAGCACAAAAATATGTTGGCCACTATTTGAGCTACTTGTAAGTAGATCATGCCAACAGTAATAGGACAACAAACACGCGACTGTGGCGGAATCAGGTAGACGCCTCAGACTTAAAATCTGATGTCCGTAAGGGCGTACCGGTTCGATCCCGGTCAGTCGTACCACACAAGGAAGATGATGCAGCGGGGATGGTCCTGCGACTGGCCTTGAAAACCAGGTTCTCTTAACAGGGATGGGGTTCGACTCC